ACTATGCATATTAAACCAGTAAACTATATCAGTGCAGAATTAGAGAATCGTTATTCCTACCATTTACCAAAATCTGACCAAACACAACGATATGAAGCCTTACGAGCAAAAGCTAAAGAGTTGGCTCATATGATTGATGAGTTATGTCCTAACAGTCGAGAAAAATCGACTGCCCATACTAATCTCCAGCAAACAATCATGTGGGCCAATGCTTCTATAGCCATTAATGAATAAGTGGAGGTGAAACATTGAAACTACAACGCTATGACCGCAGTTTAATAAACGATTATGCAGAGACACCAGAAGGGTATTTAACGGTACGTGTGCCGATTACTCGTCCTGGTGTTTTTCCTTATGCGCGTCAGGATGGTACAGTGCAAATGGAAGCTAAGTTGCCTGATGAAATCTTTAGTGATCGCACAATGAATTCAGCCCGCTCCAAACCGATTACAGATGAACACCCTAACGAACCAGTGACTTTGGATAATTATCAGGCTTATGCCAAGGGGATGAGTCATACGGACGCACAAGTGGAAGATTTGAAGCTTTATGTAACCATGACGATTACTGATAAGGATCTTATTCAAAAGGTTTATGATGGCAAGCGGGAAATCAGCATCGGTTTTATGAGTGATGTCGTGGCAGAAACAGGCACATATAACGGCCAGCCGTATGAGTATGTACAGCGCAACATTGAAATTAATCATATTGCCATCGTAGACCAAGGGAGAGCTGGCCCAGAGGTAGCCATCCGCTCCGACTCAGATGCATGGCAAATAGATTCAGATAATGACAAAGGAGGACCTACTTTGGTTAAGTACAAGATTAATGGGAAAGAATACGAAATTGATCCAGCAGTAAAGGCTCATATTGAAAGCTTAGCAGCTTCAAAAGATGACGAGGAAGAGGAAGAAAATAATCCAAAAGATAAAAAGAAAAAAGCTGATGCATTGGATGCTTTACAAGGTAGATTCGATGCCTTAGAAGTGAAATTACTTAATACTCAGCAAGAGCTTGCTAATGAAAAGGCTAAGCGAGTGTCAGAAGATGAGCTTGATAAAAAGGTGGAAGAACGTGTGCAACTTATTAGCACATCAAAGCCGCTTCTTGGCGATTCTTTCGACTTTACAGGAAAAACGGAACGTGAAATTAAAGAAGCGGTTATTGCAACAACTAAACAGGATTTTAAAGGCGATGGGAAGTCAGATGACTATATCAACGCCTTTTTTGATGCAACTATTGAGCAAGTCGCTTCACATGGATTTTCGTCTACCGGTACTAATTCCATTATTACTGGTGATTCAAGCCAAAATACAGATGTAAATGCAATGCGTGCTCAGCGTTTAAACATGCGTTCTTAATTACTAATTAAAAGGAGGGCTATTCAATGGCCATTACAGAATACGGACAGTACATGCCACTAGCGGGCAGTCCAGGACAATTAGCAAACTATCAAGAGTATGCAGCAGACAGCTATCCAGCAAAAGAAATTATTCCATTTGGTGCGGCCGTTCAATTAACCGCAGATGGGACAGGGGTTGTGCCAGTTAAAACGGATGGCAAACCGATTGGTATTGCTTTATCACGTGGTATACATGATTACACAACGAATGCAGATGACCAAAAATATTTAGTTGGTCAACCGGTGCCAGTGGTTAAACGAGGCAATGTCTTTGTTGTTGCTGGAGGGGATGTCACAAATGGCATGGCTGTACAAGTTGATGTAGCAACAGGCAAGTTTGTTGCAAGTGGTGGAAGTGATTTCTCACGTGCTGTATTCCGAGGAAATGCTACAGCTGATTCATTAGTTCAAATTGAAATTAATTTACCTTAAAGGAGGAACATAATTTATGTCACAATTCCGTGAAGATGCACTACTTCGCCCACAAGATTTAGAGGCTGTAGATAAGAAAATTTATGAGCCAAAAAAAGAAGAGTTAAAGGCTCGCACTATTTTAAATGTCAAAACAGACGTACCTGCAGGTGCTGAAACTTATTCGTATGATGTCATGACACGATCAGGAGCGGCTAAAATTTTAGCACCAGGAGCAACAGACATTCCACTAGTTGATGCTGATTTAAAACGTCATACAGTCAATATTTATTCCATTGCTACAGCATTCAATATATCCGTACAAGAAATTCGTAATGCACAAATGGCGCGCCGTCCCGTTGAAGTGACAAAAGCTGATACAGCACGTAAAGCAATTGCAGAAAAGGAAAATAAACTCGTTTGGGTGGGTGACAAAGACCATAATATTTTAGGTGTGGTCAATGCCACTGGTATTCAAGTGCTTGCGGTACCAAACAATGAAGCAGGTACATCAACAAAATGGAAGGACAAAAAAGGTGTCGATATTGTTGAGGACATCAAAAAGTCAAAAAACTTAGTTAATAAGTTACCTGGTCATGAAGCAGATACGCTTTTCGTAGCTGCAGAACAATATGAGCATTTAGAAAAAGTCTACAATGAGCACACAATGCAAACGTGTTTACAGTACATCCAATCACAAAATTGGTTCAAGCGTATTGATTATACATCTGATCTTAATGAACAAGGGACAGGAGGAACAGATTGTTTCTTAGTATTTGATTCTTCACCTGATGTTGTTGAAATGCTTGTATCGATGGATATTACGCGCCATCCGCAGGAATACAAGTTCCCTAATTATAAGATTCCGCTTGAAGAACGCTGTGGTGGTGCCATTGTGCGCTATCCAATGGCTATTGTGCGTGGGGAGGGTATCTAATGTTAGTACACAACAAAGGTAATTACACACGCATTGCAAATGATGTAAAGGTTATTCCGGGGACAAATACATTACAAGAAGCTGAATATTTGGCTTTTATTACGCATCCAATCATTAAAAGCTTGATTAAAAGCGGTGAAATTGTGGTGCCAGAAGGACAAAACACCGCTTCTCTCAAGGATTTAGACGCAGATGAAGCAATTAAACTTGTAAAAGATACGTTTTCTATCGAATTTTTAGAGAAATTTAAAGAAGATGAGAAACGTAAAACAGTTTTAGCAGCTATTGATGCACAAATTGCTGAAATTCAAGGGAACTAATATGAAAGTGAGGTATGGATCATGCCTGCTTTAACAACAATTGAACGTGTACGCTTGCTAGGTAGTGAATTTGACGCTATACCTGATGCAAGTTTAGAAATGTATATTGAGGATGCTTCGCTTGAGGTATCCTCTTTGAGCATTAATGAGGCGCATTATGAGCGTCTTACACGCTATTTAGCTGCACACTTAGCTACTTTATCTACAGAGCCAAAACAAGCTGTTATACGCGAAAAAGTAGACGTTATTGAGCGTCAATATAGTGATCCAAACAAAAATGTTGGGCTGATGGCATCAAAGTATGGTCAAGAATACCAAAGAATATTAGAAGATTTAGCTGAACTAGAAAATGTGCCGAAAAAACACTTGAATTTGATGGTGATATAAATGGGAGTCCGTATTATTAGCAGCAATAACAATATTCCGCGTGTCATCCAATCATTAAAGGATTTGAAAAAGTATGAAATTGAAGTAGGCATTTTCGGAAGTGATGGCGCTGAATACGTCATGATTGCAGGTGTACAAGAATTTGGTATCACTATCCGTAAAGAAAAAGGTAATATCGTGATTCCTGAACGTTCATTCTTGAGGTCCACATTCGATGAAAAGAATAGAGAATGGTTCAAGTTTATGAAAAAACAATTGGAACATGTTTTAAGTGGTCGTATAAACGCTCGCGTTTTGTGTGAGCGACTAGGTACAAAGATGGTAGCAGATGTTCAGGAAAAACTAACAGATATAAATAGTCCGCCAAACGCACCTGCTACGATTGCTAAGAAAGGGTCTAGCAATCCATTGATTGATACAGGAGGTTTGCGTCAACGAATCACATACAAGGTGGTGAAACGTTAATGCCTGAAAAAATGTTGTTTGGTTCTGTCATCCAATCGCAAGGGGTACCTTTTATTGCACATTTGCAGGGTGACGGTGGCTACATTGATGGAGAATGGGTTACAGGGCAAGAAGTACCTAAGGAAATGACAGGAATTATTCTACCTCTCAGCAATGACGATTTAAAGTATGCGGAAAACGGCACATATACAGTGAAAGAAAAGAAATTACTAAGCATAGATCAAATACCAGAAGGTACAAAGGTAGAGTACAATGGGCAAAAATATACTCTTCAAGCCTTTAAAGACTATTCTGTATATACTGACGTCAATATTTATTTGTTGAGGTGGCGTGAGAAATGAATTTAATGAAATTAATCCGTAAAGAGGTATCTGTTGATAGTTCTTTAACGATTATTCGTGCTGACCAGACAGGGGATATACCGACATTACCTTATGTAACTTATAAAATAATTGGTGATCGAAAAGGACAAGGTAGGGAAAATATTTCACATGTAGATCAACCGGATTCTTTAATTGAAAAACGTACACAAGAACGCAATTTCACGATTTCATTTAATACGTATGGAACTTCTCTTGATAACGCCTTTGAAGTAGCTACACAACTTCGAAAGTGGTTTGAGGGGCGAGGTTCTTTCTTTTTGGATGGATTAGGGGTAGCTGTTGCTAGTATTTCAGAAGTAGGAAACCGAACAACTTTTCTAGTGGATGCCTACGATGAAAAATGGGGATTCGATGTGATTATTCGATACAACGAAACAGATCAATATGAAATTGATTACTTCGATAAAGTCGAATACGAAATAACAATAGAAAGAGAGTGATGGTATGGCTGCATCCGATAAATCACGGTTTGTAGAAGTCAATATTACACGTGAGACAAAGCCAGTTGCAGAGAAAGGTTTTGGATTACCTTTGCTTCTAGCAACAAATAAAGATTTAAAGTACAAGATCTATACAGACATTTCCGAAGTAGCAGAGGATTTTGCAGAAACAACAAAAGAGTATAAATTAGCTACACGTATGTTTGGGCAGTCACCAAAAATACGAGAGCTAGCTTGTTATGGTACCCCATATGTTTCTGGTGCCGATGATGTTACTACATTGCCGGCCGCTTTAAATGACCTTGTGAAAACTAATAACGATTGGTTTTATCTTGTATCAGTAGAAAGCGGCGATGCAGAAATCAAGGCCTTATGTGAATGGATTTCAACACAAGAGAAAATTTATGGTGTTACGACTAAAAATATTGCGTTAACAGAAGAATTGAAAAATAAATATGAAAATGTTCTAGTGTCAGTGCATGATGATGAACATGCTTACCATGCTGAGGGATTGATTGCTTATGGCGCTCCACAGATTATTGGCTCTTATGTATTTAGTCATAAACAAGTCAATGGTGTTAGTGCTGCTAAGTTATCCAATGCAGAAATTAATACAGTAATCGCAAACAATGCCACGACGTGTATAAATGAAATGGGATGGCTGATTAATGCAAGTGGTAAAGCAATTGGTGGAGAATATTTGGATGTAATTCAAGCAGATTATTTCCTACGTGCTAGATTAAGAGAAAATGTTTTCCAGAAGCTAGCTACCGTGAAGAAAATTCCTTATACAGATGCAGGGATAGCACAAATTGTAGCTGTAATGGATACCCGCTTCAAATCAGCATATAGACAGGGTATCATCGCAGAAGATGATAATGGAGAGCCAGATTATCAGATTACATTCCCACGCCGTAAAGATATTCCAAAGAACACAATTGCACAACGTATCTTACCTGATATTAATTTCCGTCTTGTGATTGCTGGCGGTGTTGAAAAAGTACAAATCAATGGTGTGTTAACACTGTAAGGAGGCTTTTTAAATGAGCGTACACAATTTTAAAAATACACAAGCTGTCGTAGCTGGCAATATTTTGACCGGCTTTGGTGATGGAGACGCAATTTCAGCAGAGCCAAACGAGGACAAGTGGACACAATCTGTTGGTGCGGATGGTAATGTATCATGGAATGAATCAAATAATGAGACAGGTACATTTACATTTAAACTGAAACCTGAATCAGCATCTATTCCAGTGCTTCATCAACTTTATAAAAGTGGTGAATCATTTGATGTTATGTTGCATGATACAGAATTGAATACACGTGTGACAGGGGAAGATTGCCGTATTCAAAAATGGCCAACATTCTCACGAGCAGAAGAAACCGAACCACGTGAAATTGTTATTTTAGCAGCACATTATAAAGAAGATTAATTGATTATAAAATTGGAGGAATTTTATCATGGCATTTAAACCAAAAACTAAGGAATATATATCGTTAGAGGGTAACAATCAGTATACATTTCAAACAGTATTGCCATCAGTTTGGGCAAAAATAGAGGATAAGATTACTGATAAAGGTGGAAAACTATTGTTATCAGTAGCTATGCCTGAAATGCTTGACAAAGTTGTTGTTACACCATCAGGATTGCAATTAGATGATTTTGAATCGTGGGCAGAGTTAGAAGAAGTAACGATGGCAGCCTATAAATTTCAACGCAAAGGTAAATAAGCAATTACTACAATTGAGGAGCATAGATCATGTTCCTCAATTTTTTATTGAACAAGCGAATAAGCAGTTTTGGCGATATTTAATCCCTGAATACTTCCCTGCATACCGGCCAGAGGATGTCGATTTATTAGATCAATATGAAATTTTAGAACATCTAGCAGCGAT